AAATGGAATTAATCTTGTTGAATTAGCAGATGTTTTAATTTCAGATACAAAATAAGTACCTGGTCGTCTCGTTACTGGACCATGTGGTAATACAACAAAATTTTCAATGTTACTTGCACCATTAAAATATTTTGCAAAATCTGTTCTACCCTCCATAGAGGATGAAAGCTCCCCAGCCGTAAAGCTCGGTATGCTTAAAAGTTGTTTAGGCATATTTAGTATCTACTTGTTATAAAATCTTCAGTTATTATTTGATCGGTTGGTCCAACACTAGGATCAGTATTGTAACCTTCACTTGCGTCTGTATGTCTTGCTTCAGATAATTTTGCTTGGTATTTTTCTGCCATAAGTTTTGCAACTTGTAAATTAGATGTTATGGCATAAGCTATATCTTGTGCTAAACAAGCTGATATAGTTTCTCTTAACAAAATATCTAATTGGTTGACATCTGTTTCTATGGCTAAATAAATTAAATAGACTTCACTTTCGCCTATTAATAATTTTCTACCTTCAATTTTGTAATCTGAATTGTAATCTTTAATTTGTAAAACACGCAAGCAATCTGATGGTAAAGTATATTGATAAGTAAAACCCCAAGCTGGAGTATCACTATCTTGCGCTAATTGAACTCTTTTAATTAAACAGTTCCAAGGATGAGATCTATAAACTGCATCTCTAACTGTTTCATATCTTTCGTTGCATATTCTTGCATTTTTAGAATTTTCAGTAAGAGCTGTAATAGAACTAGCTCCTAATTGATTTAATGCTGAATTACAAATTTGTACTACTGATGCCATGTTAATCCTTTTTAATTATATATTTTCTTCTTAATGTTCTTGGTTTTGTTAAAGCAAATATTTCTGCTTCTGTTAATTCTTCTTTAGTATCAAAACCATAATGATACTTATTATCGTTTTTAAATCTGTCTACCAAAACATATCTATAAATATAATTTCCACTTTTAAAATGTAAGACAAGTTTTGGTTTATCTAATTTCTTTGTCATTGCATCCTAGGCGGGTTCCACTCTCGCTTTCCCCGCCTAAAATTCTTTTTGTCTAGTTACAAACGTAGTTTATGCAGAATGACATATCGCCTTCAGTTCCACCCGCAGCAGCCATAGTAGCCGCTATGTAGTAGAAACCTCCAGGGTCAGATGACGCTCCAGCCATTTCCCACATTGTTGAACCAGCTGTATTGATGTTAGCAGCTTCAAATCTTACATCTGCCATTGCACCAGCATCAGCTACCGCAGTTGCGAAGTAATCTTCGTCAACTACTGTTCCGCTAGATTGATAAATTCCAACATTGAAAGTACATGAACCGCCAAATGTATCTGATCCTACCCATATTTGAGGTACAATCGCATTACTTGGTATCGGTGCAAGCATAACAATATCATCATCATCACTATCACCCGCTGCTACAACTATAGTGCCTTGTGCAACACGAACTACTCCGTGTAATAAAGCGCTATCTGTAAGAACTGGTGGCGTAGCTTCAAAATTTGCTACTAAGTCTGAGTTTTTAGTTCCCATTTTGATTTTCTCCTATTCTATTAATTATGCTTCATGACAAGGAATTTGAACAACTTTATCTTCTTCCATTCTTACCGCACCCAAAGACATACCGTAGTACACCTGAGTTGAATAAGATTTGTCAGCTCTTTCAGATATTTTTGCTGCTATATCACTTCCGATACCTAATTTAATAGCATCTTCAGTATATGCAAAAACTAATCTGTCAGAAGTATAAGTTGCATCCTTGTTCAATCTTGTTGACATTATAAACTCAAATCCTAAGTAGGAATTGATAGCTCCAGTTGCTAAAGCACGAACTACGTTGTAATCCGAACTTGTAACTTGAGTTGTTCCTAATAGATCTGATACCTGTTGTGGTCCGCAAACAATGTATCTCTTCAATGAAGGGTCAACATCGTTATCATCTAAGATTTTCTTCGCAGCCAAAAGTTTAGCAATAGTCAAACCATCTGATTGGTCTGAAGTTGCTGTTTTTTGTCCAGAAGGTAAAGCTGTAGATGTACCACCAGCTACACCAGTTGATGCAGATGCGTTGAACGCTGTTATAATAACATCATCCATTGCTCTGTTCATCGCTGCCGCAGCCGCTCTAGCATATGAGCTAGTTGGGTCTACAAGCATTCTAACTTTGTCGACATCGTCAACTAAGTCAGCCCATTCGTAGTCAGCCAAGCTCAATCTTCTTCTGCTATGAGGAGTGTCTATCTGAGGTGTATCGCCATGTCTGCTCGTTCTTAATTGAGCAGCTGTAACTCCGACTTGATCGAAGAAAGCGTTTTTCCCAGTAACTTTTTCCACATCAACAGAAGATCTTAATTTACTTCCCATTTGTTGAGAAAGCATAGATACATTTGAACTATACTGCTCAACGAAAGAAGTAGTTATTTGTGAACTCATAATAAGTTCTCCTTTGTTATTTGTGTTTATGTTAAATCGGATGATTATCCTTGCGGGTCGCTCCTCGATTTTAGTTCTCCTGGAACCTATACTTTCATAGTGTCAACTAGGGTCTTTCGATTTTCCTAATCATTTTCAGCTATACGGTATTTTTCTTTTCTCGTAAAGCCAAAACTTCTTGAACTGCTGCTTGATGGTTCATGTGGTTTTTATCCCAATAAGCCGAACCAGGTTGCGTTAGTTCTCCAATTTGCTTTTCAATTTGGTTTGGTGTCAAATAAGCTGGTCCAGATGCTTGTGTTATAGTATCTTCTCCCATCTTACCCGCTAATTCTGCAAATGCTTTAATCATAACTGGATGATCTCCCAGTTTAGTTCCATCTGCTAAATTAGTATCAAAAAGCTCAGTAGCACCAACTGATTTTGCTAGTGTTGCTGCTTGGTTAATTTTTTGATCGAATGCTTGACCCCATTCTTGTTTAAGTTCTTTAGTGCTAGTTTCTCTAGCAGCAAGAGCTTTACTGTCAGCATCCTGTATAGACTTAGCTGTCATTTCATTATAAAATTTAACCATACCTTGAGCTTGTGTTGGTAATAATCCCAACTTATGCGCTTGGCTTGAAAATTCTTTTAATGATGCTTCATCCACTTGTTTGTCTTGTGGTAAGTCATATTTATATCCATCAGCAGATTTTGGTCTACCTAGTTTTTCATAAACTGCATCCCAATCCTTATCTGTTGCATATTTGTTTGGAACTGGAATTTTATCCGATCCAACCATTTTTTGTGCGTGGACATAAGATTTTGCTAAACCTTCTATATCTTTAATATTCTCTAAAGATTTATCAGATCTTACTTCTTCAGAAAGACTAGCTTTCCAATCTGTCGTTGCTTGTGGAGTTTCTGTTTTAGGGTCTCCAGACAGTACCGATGGTTGTTCAACCGGTGCTGCTACCTCTTGATTTTCGCTTGACATTTTTATTCTCCTTTTTTGTTAAGCATATTTTTAATAAACAAGACTACTGATCTTGTTCCTTCTAAAAATGCGCTTTCATGACTATCTCCTTTAATGTGAGTAGTGCTATGATAGCTGCATCTCTTTTCTAAATCTTCCATAACTTTTTTACCATGGTCAGATTCAAAAACTTGTTTGTAAGCAATAGTTAATTGCTTTAAATCATCTTTATTCATTAGCCACCTTTAGAGCGGGTGCTACTTTACCAGCTGCTTCAGCGACTTGCTGTGCTTGTTGTAATTGCATTTGCTCCATTTCGGCTTGCTGTTTTTGTTGTTTAAGTTGTTGTACTTCTGCTTTTGATCTCATAATTTTAGCTGGTAATCCTAAAACATCTTGAACATGACTAACTAAACCATCTATGTCTATGTAATCAAATACTGGTGCAATGTTTTGCATTGAACCAAATATTTCCATTCCTCTCATGATAGATGAAAGCTCTTGTGTTTTTTGAGCTTTGGCTAAAGGAGAAACATATTCTATTTCAACATCTTGTTCTCCTAACATTTCTGGCATTTGAGGTAATTTATTATTTTTAAGTAATAAATTAAAA